GCTTCCGATATGATTAGCCTTGCGGGTAAGGCTGACATATCCCTCAATGCCCTTGTCATCTAAAAGCTCCAGGTTGGCTCCTGAGTCGTATCCCTTATCGGCGCTGATTTCCCCGGGCACGACTCCGAGAGCCTCTTCTTGCTGCCTGAGGAGCGGCTTAAGCTGGCTGCCGTCCGCGGCGTTCCCGGGAGTCGTCTCCACCGCCGTTATGATTTCCGTCTCCTCCTCCACCACGATATGCCCCTTGTACCCCGTCCAGCTCTTGTTCGTTTTCCTGCCCGCCCTGGCATCCGGATCCACCGGGCTTATAAGACGGTCCGTGGCTCCTTCTTCCCGGTCTGCCACCGCTTTCTCCAGTAGCTCCAGGTCTTTCATCAGTTCCGGCGCGGCCTTGAGCTTACCGGCTTTGAGTTCGTGGGTCACACCGTCCAGAAGCTTCTTCGCCGCCTCCATCTCACTGTCGCGCCCGGCCACCAGCGCCTCGGCAGCCACGGCGCGATCACGCTGGGCGACGGCCTCGCCGAACCACGCCTCTTGGTCATCGGCCTGCCACGGTGCTTCGTGTGGCGGCCTCGTCAGCCAGCCCGACGGGGCGGGAACATCGGGCAACCTGGCATCCGGAAAATCCTCGACCACCTGCGGCGAGCAGGTGTGGATCGAATCCGGGGCCAACAGCTTGCCGCACTCCGGACATTGGATCATTTCTCGCTCCTCAGTTTGGTGCGAAGCGCCGTCTCGGCCGCTTCGATGGCGGCCACCGCCTCGGCTTCGGTTGCGAACACTTCGATTCGGCCGTCGTACAGGGTCTCCACTAGGTCGTCGATTTCCATTCCCTCGGGGATCGACGCCACCCAGCGCTCCGGCCCGGTGTAGGCTACGCGAGCGGCGATCCCCTGGCCCGGCTCCAGGCCCACGCCGCTGGCCAGCTCCTCGGCGCTCGGATACCCGAGTTCGCCGTCGTCATAGTCCCACCAGAGATCGGGTTCCGCTGCCCCCGCGAGTCGTGGCACGGCGGCGAGAAAGCGGCGAACAGATCGAGCGATGAAATCCGCGTCGTCACCGGCCAGAATATCGTCCGCGTCCGCAGACTCGATTTCATCGCGCACCCGCAACAGCGCCTCCCGCTCGGCGGGCGTCAGGTCAATGCCCGCCACGACGCACCTGCCTGTCTCGCCGGTAGGCGTTGAGGTTCACCGTATCCTCCAACCCGGATACCAACGCGTCGAACTCCTCCCGGTGGCGCTCGACCAGTACCGCCATTGCCCGGAGCTCTCGTGAGAGCCGGACAGCCTCGGTTTCCTGGCGCCGGATGAAATACGCTGGCGCTTCGCCGCACTTCGCGCGGGCAGCTGCCGGTTGCCCATCATCCATCGCCAACCGCCGCAGTCGTGCCCGCACCTGCTCCTCAGTCAGTCGCATCTCACTCCCCCTTGCCGCGCGACGCGGCGCGACGATCGTTCGCGTGTTCGACCAACGCCTCGGTCCACACTGCGCCGATCTCCCGGAGACCGTCATCCGACACGTCGGCAACGTCGATGGTGCCACCGCCGTCGATCCGGAAAAAGTTCGGCATCGTGGGCAGCGCGATGATCGCCTTAACCGTGATTTGGCGCTTACCCCCGCTCACGCGACCCGCTCCCCCGCCACCGGGGCGAGAATTGCCAGCACGTCATCGATGTGGATTGCACAGTGCACCGGAGCGCCATCGCCGTAGGTCTGATACCGACTCGGAAATCCGACTGCGCTGCCGAACTCCGCCAGCCTCGCCTCCAACAGCACCCGCAGGATGCGCGGCGCGTCGGCCGCAATCATCAGGCGGTCCATATCGTCCGCGTCGGCGATCTCCTCGTTGGGGCCGAGCAGCCAGTTGGCGACAACGCTCCGCGCCTGTTCACTCGGCACCCCTGCCGCCCCCAACGCCGCGATCACGGCGCTCACGAGGGCGCCACCGTGTAGCCGTAGCCGGAGCCGTCGCCGGAGCCGTCGGCGTAGCCGTAGCCGGAACCGCCGGCGCCGGAGCCGTCGTCGCCGTAACCGATGCCGCCGTAGCCGGAGCCGCCGTAGCCGATGCCGTCGTAGCCGGAGCCGCTGTAGCCGGAGCCGTAGCCGTCGCCGCCGTAGCCGGAGCCGCCGTAGCCGGAGCCGCTGTAGCCGGAGCGGTCGCCGCCGTAGCCGGAACTGGAGCCAGCCATCGTCCAGAGCGGCACACGGTGTGCCGCGCGGAACAGTGCCACGGCCTGCGGAGCGTACTCCTCGACCCACACGGCGTCGTCGTAGGTCAGCCGCTCAATGGGCATCCCCGCGCGATACCGTGACCGACGCCCTCGACACGGCTGCGCCGCGTCGACCAGCGCCAGCATCTCGGCGGTGATGGCGATCAGCCCCACGGCGCGCGCTGCCACGCCGCGACAGCCTCCGGTGAGCAGTCCATCACTGCTGTGATGCCGCGCAGTTCCACACGCGGTGGCGCGGCGGTGATGCGGCAGCCCGCGGTCGGACCCGTCGCTGCGAGGCCCAGAACTCCTCGGGTTGCGGTGTCCCAATAGACGCACATCCGCGCCTCCTCGAGGACGATCGGGTCGGCGCCGACCGGTGCGTCGGTCAGTCCGCAAAACACGCCGCGCTTGTCGGTGGTGACCACGACCCACCGAGCCTTCGGCTTCGTCGCCCGCTTCGGGGCTGCCTGCTTCGTTGCCATCACTCCCCCTGTTGGTTGTTGTTGCCCCGATCAAAGCCCGACTCCTCGGGGTCAGCGTCGATGTGCGGGCGACCCAGCCAGGCGATCCCCAGCACCACCACCACGAGCCCCACGATCAGCCCACCAGCAAACGCCAGCATCAGGTCTCCTCCTGTGGTGCGGTCATTCCGCCACCGATCCCCTGGGTGAGTCGTAGTACCCTCGGGTTCACCGGCCCCAACACGTTCAGCTCACGGTCCTGCAACTCCTGGTAAGACTCAGTGAACCGCTTGAGGCACCAAATCCGCGCATCCCCGCCGCGACGCAGTTCCTCCATCCCACCCGCCGCGACCAATGCGCGCCGGGCCGCCTCGCCGTACTTCTCTCCGATCGCCGGGAGGGTCAGCCGCTTGTAACACACGTCCCACTCCAGGTCATCGAACAGCGCCGCCACATCGGCGACAGAGGGTGCTGCCGGGGTGGGGCGCGCCGCCTCGCGGATCTCCCCCGGCGCCGGATAAAACCGGCGCGTGGAGTCGTTACCGAGGCGGTGAAAGGCGGCCGCACACTCGGCATCGGTGAGGTCACGCAACAACACCGCGTATGCCCGTGCCCGTTCTGGTGTTGGTGGCGGATGCGGGAACACCGCAGCCAGCGAGCCCAGTAGATCGCCAAGTGCACTCACGCGGCCTCCTCCATTTCCTCGGCCCACCGCTTCATATCGTTGGCATCCGGGCTGTGCTTGGTTGCACGCGCTCCACCGATGTTGCGGCAGAAGCCGCGAACCGTGTTCGGCGTCAGCTTCACACCGGCCGCCGCCATTTCCTGCACGGCTTGGCCGATCGTCGCGTGGTCGTAGGCCGGAGGGTGCATCCCCTCGGTGATCGCGATGAGCGACCGGAGCAGCGCATCCGGACTCTTCGCGGCACGGAAAGCCGCTGCCACGTCTGGCCGGTACCCATCAGGCACCGCCGCCAGGAAGTCGTCGCGGTCGCGCGTCCACCGCTCGTTGGTCGTTGGTCGTTGGTCGTTGGTCGTTGGTAGAGGCGCGACCGATTCGCGAGGGGTCGGCGAACTCGTCGCGAATCCGTCGCGAACGTCCGTATCCCCTTCCGTGCCAACGATTTCCGGAAGAGCGGCGGCGAGGTTCGGCTTGTCAACCTTCTGGTGATGCTCCCAGTTCACGATCTGGATCACGCGCTGTCCACTGGCGGTCATCCCCCGGCGGATCCGACCCATTCGCGCGAGATTCGCGAGCGCGTCGCGACACGTATCCGACGTTTCGGGGAACACCCACGCGTCGATGATCTTGAGGTTGTCGAGCAGCCTTCCGAGGTCATCGGCCATACCGATCAGCCCCAGGAACGTGAGGCGGGTGACGGGGTCACACGGCGCCAGCTTCTCGTCGCCCCAGAACTCGGGCTTGATGGTGCGGATCCGGGCCATTACCAGTCCACCCCGCTCGCCCGGATGGCGTCCCAACAAGTCTTGCAGTAGAAGCGCCAGAGGTGTTCAACGCTCATCTCGCCGCGGCGACTCCATTCTGATGCCGTCTGAAGGGCTGCCCACCGGAAGTCGGCGACCCCAAAACCACGGCGCTGCCAGCCAATAGCCGAGCGACGCTCAAAACGATCGCGCGCAGACTCAGCCCACCGACGCCCCTCCTCGGTGGATTGGTCGCAGGTCGAGACCAGGGTGATCCAGGCGGCCTCAGCCTCCTCCAGGACTTCATCGATTTCACGTTGGAGCGCCTGTTGTTCCGCGTAGTAGCGGCCAAGAGCGGCCCGCTGCTCGGCGAGGTCCTGCGCAGCCTGCAGGACTGCGTCACTGTCTACCGGTGGCATCGTGTTGCCGAGGTGACGCGCGCCTTTCCCGGCGTTGCAGTCGAAGCAGGCCGTCACAAGGTTGTCCACCGCGTTGTCCCCACCGCTGGCCACGGGCACGACGTGGTCGACAACGAGCATTACTTCCGACGAGTTGCGTCCGCAGTAGCGGCACCTGAATGCATCCCGCTTGAAGACCTCCATTCGGGTCTTCTTGGATACCTGCTTCCGCTCGCTCACGCAGCCCCCTTGGCTTCCAGCACCCTCAACCCCGCTGCGGTGATATGCACAACCTTGCGTCCATCCCGCTCGCCGTCCTCATACGCCAACCCAGTCTCCACCAGCTCGCGGCACCGGGCGTTGACCGTGTTTTCGATCAGGCCGGCCTCAGCGACAATCTCGGATCGCGTCAGCCCCTTGTAGTTGAACATCAGCGCCCGGAGCACGTCGATCCGCATCGATCCCGCACTCGGCTGGACGCGTTCCGCCGCGGCCTTACTGGTGGCGGTGCCGTTGTGCAGTTGTCGGAACATCTCGAGGTCGGCGACCTCCTGGGCCGCCTTCGCCGCCCGTTCCGCGGCCAGCTTCGCCCGCACGGCGTCGGTTACCCAGTCGGTCACGACAACCTCGTGCTATTCGGCAGGCGGCGGGATTCCCCGGCTTCACGGAGCCTGCGCCAGACCGTGGTGGTGCCGCAGCCGAGCAACGACGCGATCTGCTGGAGCGTGGCGCCGTGGCGATAGAGCCGCACCATCAGGCGCACCTCGACCGGCAGGCGTCGCGGATCGTCACCGCGCCAGCGCAACGGGAGCGCCGTCACGCGGCACGCTCCTGCGGGTCGTGGGGATCGTGGGTTGAGGTCTCGACTGGCCCGTGGCCGTACCGCTTGCAAATCAGTCTGGCCTGGGCATACGCGCCGATCTGCCGGACGTGCGCCACGGCGCTGTTGGCGTCGGGGAAGTCCCGGCCCGGCAACGCGGCGACCAGCCGCGTGCCGAGATAGATGCGCCAGCGGAGCGCGGTCACCGAATCCTCACGTAGCTGGGGCCGGGACGCAGTTCTGCAATGCCGGCGAGATCGATGCCCGCCTTGAGCGCGTCACCGAGCGCTTTCTTGTCCGCGTTGATCGTCGCCGGCACCACGCGCTGGTACTGTGCGGGTAGTGCGTCGGGTGCGACCAACACCTCGACACTCGGCGCGGCGTGTTGCACGGCGACCTTGAACCGCGGCGTATCCACCTTGAGGCGATCGATCCGCACCAGCTCTTCGCAGAGCCGCGCCTTGAGTCGTGCCGCCGCATTCTCACGGGCCTTCCGATGGGCCGCGACGCGCTGCTCCTCGGCCTTCCACTTCTCGGCGTCCGCATCCCACTCCGCAATCAGCGCCGCGTACCCGTCGACCTTCGCCTCAAGGTTCTGGTCCATCTCGGCCACCAGATCTTCGACCTCCGGCGTCCACTCCCCTCCCGATTCGAGGAGCAGGTCTTCGAGCGCCAGGAAGTCGTTGCCGATTTCGTGGAGGCGGCGGCTCACGCGAACGCCTCCTGCACATCGGACTCGGACGGCTCCAACGCCTCGCGTCGCGCCACTTCCGCGCTAGCGAACCGGATCTCGTCATCGTACTTCGCGCTCTTGTCTTCGTCGCCGATGCACCACTTGACGAATGCGGCCAGCGCCGACGTAGGCACGTCGGTCATCGGCTTGCCGCCGTGGCCACCCCACGAGGTCGACTTGCCCGGCAGAGTCGGCACGATCTCGCCGTCTTCCGTCACCACCACTTCGGCTGCCGTTTCGGACGTGGCCTCGGGTTCAGCGGCGCCAACGACCTCCCCGGCGACAGACTCGGCCCCGCTGATCTCGCCGTAGCCGTACATCCCAGCCGTCGCGTCGAACCCGATGCTCTTGAGGCCTGCGGTGATGGCTCGGGAGCGCAGCATTGCCTTGGGATACTTCCGCCAGTTGTCGCCCGACGCCAGCCCCGCGCGTTGCGCGTCTTCGATCGAGAACGTTTCGGTGTGCGGTGACGTGCTCCACGGCGCGGTCAGTTCCAAGCGGGCCAGCTTGTCGGTGAGCTCCACCCAGCGCGACCGTCCGCCGCTGGAGTGGAACCGACCGAGCTGTGCGTCGGCGGCCACTTCGACCTTGCCCTGAATCACACGGATCGAGCGGAGTGATTGCACGGGTGACATCCCCAGGTCGCGACCCGTGAGGATGATGAACAGCGCGGCCTCCGGCGTCTTGATTTCGCGCGGCACCAGTCCGCTCTTGAGCAGGGCACCCGCGCCCCGGAGTTCGTCGGCCCAGTTGAGCGGGCCAGTCACGGCGACCGCGGTGCCCGGATGGGCGACTGTCGGCGTTCCCATTGTCGTGTTCTCCCTCGTGGTGGTAGATTGTGGCACCGGGTGTTGGCCCGGTCTCCCTCTGCGCAGCGCTCCGTTTTCGGCGGGGCGCTGCGTCTTTCTAGACGGCTCGGAGCCGCCGTGATTCGTCGAACGGCTCCAGTGTCTCGGCCTCCTGCGCCGCATCCCACACATCGCGACTGACGCGGACGGCGACGGCGATCTCCTGCGGTGTGATCGCGTGGTTCATCCGATTCCCGGTGGAGAGCAGCGCGATCGCGCCCTGATGGATCACGCTCACCTTCGTGGTGCGGTCGATCATTGCTTGCCCCCTTGGTGGAGTTCCCGACCAATCGCGACGCCAACCACAAGGGCCAGCGCGGACCAGAGCGCCACAGCGGTTACCATTGCCGTGTGCCTCCGGTGGACAGCCATTCCCTGAATGCCGCCGCCCATCGCACCGGGGCGCGATCGGTTGCCGTGGCGCTCTCGCAGTCGAACCGCGTAGCCACCGCCGTCTCCAGGTCGCGATCCACCAGACACCGGCAGGCGTGACGCCCGAGCGTGGTGCTGTAGTCGCGGTAGACCCGACCACGGACGGTGGTGAGCGGGACACGGGCCCCATTGAGTGCGCCGATCATCGGGTCTCCAGCGGGGCCGGCACGATCTCGATCTCACCATCCAGCAGGCGGTCGCGGTCATCGGTCGTGATGATCTGCGCCCAGATGCAATTGCACTCGAAGGGGACGCCGAACAGGTACCCCGCGCCGTGACAATCGGGGCAATTCGCGTCGGCTTCGATGCGGCGGAGCGGTGTCAGGTCGATGCTCATTCGCACACCAATTGGTCGGCGGTGAGCAGCCCGGCGATCTCGCGGCCACGATCCCGCTCGGCGCGGATCGCGCGAACCAACCGCTGCGCGTTGTCGCGCGTCGGCGCGGTGGCGTAGATCGTGGTGGCGGCATCGGTCGCCGCATCAGCGGTCGAGTAGGCCCGGAGCGCCGCGATATGGTCCCCGCGAGTCTCCGGAGCCGCCAGCGCCTCGGTGAGCCGCGCCACAAGGGCGGCCGCCATCGGTCGGCAGGCGGGCCAGCGTTCGACGGCTGCCACCAGCGTGGTCAGATATTCGCGCGTGATCCGGTGGTGATGATCGGCTTGCGCGATGCCGACGCAGTTGATCGCGCTCACCGCCTCGGCGAGCGTCTTCGGGGTCTCTCCGGGCCGAGCGACGTACCGGGCAGGCTGCCGGTGTTGCGGGCCGCGACGCAGCTTGGTGGGCATCAGGCGGCCCTGCCCAGACCAAACAGGCGGCGCCGTGCCACCTCGGTAGGCGAGACGGAGCGACCTTCAATGGCGGTCAACTCAAGGGCCTCAGTGGCCAGGTCGATCCCCTGCGACTCAGAGAGTCGCAGCAGCACGACTTTGGGCGGGGAGGTCGGGGTGGGCTTTTCAGTTTCCGGCATTGGGTTACCCTTCCGTAAGCGGCGGTATTTACAGGGCCGTGACACATATTACACGGAAGTAAGGATGAGCGCAAGGGGTGGGGACCGGGTCACCTTTGCCGTGCGTCTCACAGGGGTTTTGGCCGAGAACGGCTGGTCATCCGCCGAGGCGGCCCGGAGGGGGAAGACTTCCGACGCGAATCTGAGCCGGTGGTTGAAAAAGGGGATCGTGCCCGACCTTGCGACACTGGACCCCATTGCCCGGAGGTGGGGTTATTCTGCCGTGTGGCTCCTGACAGGGGAGGGGGATCGCCGGGCACGCCCGAGCGACCCCCAGAGCCCCTTGGATCTCATTGGTGAGGCGATTGGGCTACTCCGGCGCGCGGCACTAGAGATTCAGGGCCAAGCCCCTACGCCGAATCTCGCGCCACTCGACCTACCACTCGACCAGGGGGAGGCGATTGAGGAGGAGGGCCGCCGTGTCGCGCCCGTGCCCCCGCCAACGACGAAACCCCAGCGTCGGCGACGATCCGGCTAACCGCGCCCTCCTCGACCGCCAGCAGCAGGCCGCCGTGGTTCGGGGGGAGGCGGCGCACCACCGTCAGTTCCGGCGTCGCAGTGGGGTCGTAGCGCAGGAGATCGCCGGGCCACACGCCGAACAGCGGGTAGGCGGCGCTGGCGCGGTACCAGTGGGGATAGGGGTCGTCAGGCATCAGGGGGACTCCGAAGATTTACCGAAGGGTCTAGAGGGTATCGCCGATCTGAGGATTGCGCCAGAGGGTCAACCGGGCATCAACGGGGGAGGGGGAATGCGGGGCATTGTCTACGGGTTGGTGCTGGCCGGTTTGGCCGGGTGCTCCTCGGCACCCGATGGCGTGGTCACCCCTCCACCGCCGCCCCCGAGCGTCGGATCGGTCACCTTCATTGGACCGTCCGACGCCGAACTCGGCGACGGGCCGCGCGGTGGTGATGTGGTCCAGTTTACCGTGCGGGTGCGGGACACCAAGGGCCAGGAGATGCCCGGCGAGCCCGTGGTGTGGTCTACCGGCTCCTCCGTGGCCACCATTGACCAACAGGGGCTACTGGCGTTCCCCGACACCGCCATCGGCGGCATATCGGTCACCGTCCAGGCCACGGCAGGCGGCAAGTCGGCGACGCGGTTTCTCTCCGCGCGTGATTGGCGAGTCTATCGCAGCGTGGATGCGGTGACGCTGGAGCCGTCCGTCTCGGCCTCGATCGGCACGGCCCGTGGTAGCCTGCAACGGTTCGACCTCGTGGTGGAGTGCCGCGGGAATCAGATGCTCGCCTATGTGGTGGGAAGCGAGATCACTCGCGACGGCTCGGTGGAGCTTCGGTTCTCGGGAGCCGACGCGATGCACCTGACGTGGAATGAATCGACCAACTTCAAGGCGCTGTTCATACCGCCGGGTTCGCGGGGCTGGTTCACCGGCCAACTGGAGACGCGCGATACGCTGCATCTCCGCTACAACCGATTCCCGACCGGCGAAGTGACGGGGCATTTCGTGTTGCGGGAAGCCTGGCGCGCGATCCGGCATCCGATCGAGGCGTGTTCGTGACCCTCCGCCTCCACCGCGGCGACGGGGAGTTGCCGCACCTCTACTGGCCCGCCGAGGCCCGCCTACGGCCCGGTGCCAGATACCGCGGCCTCGACCCGGACCGCTGGTACCCGGTGGTCCTCGTGAGCGAACCCGAGCCCCACGTCTACTACTGGTTGGCGATCGACGGCGAGAGCGTAATGGTGTCGAGTCAGTACCTGGAGGGGCGGGGGGAGCAGGCCGCAGAATAGCCCCGGTGTCACGTGAAACCGAACGGACCCCGAACCCTGTGTAACGATTCCAGGGAGGGGTTGCGGGACTAGGGCAGGTGCCCTAGTTTAGTGGGGTCGGCCGCGCTCTGCTGCCGGCGGACCCCACTGGGCCGATCGGCCCGAGGAGACCACGATGACCCGCCGCAATGACGCAATCCGCCGCGAGACCTTGACGCGATATGATCGGGAGACCGGCGAATCGGTACACATCGACGCGCGCCGGTCCGGCACCGCCCGGGACATCTGGGTTTATGTATGGATCGACGGCCAACTATCCCACACCGATACGGTGCGGACGTGGGCAGCGGCGCAGCGGTTGGCAGACAGCTGCCGCGCGCAGGACTTGGAAGATTACCGGAGGCTGATCGCCGAGAATGATGGGACAGTATGACTGCCCTGCTTGCCGTCGTCGTTCTCTACTTCGTCGTGATCGATGATCACGACCGATTGGCCCGCCGTGATCCGCGCCATCCTCGACCGCGACCAGATCAGCGCCGTCGAACTGTCACGGCGGTTGCGCGTCAACGATCGCACGATGCGGCGCTGGCTCGCCGGAGAACGGACGCCGTTGCCGCGGGTCAGGGACGAGCTGATGGCGCTGCTGGCAGCGACGACCTGAATCACGAACGCCACCGGTGTCAGCGGTGGCGTCGGGGCAGGGAGGGTGCTGCGGCGATTCGCGGCCGGAAACCGCGCGGTGGGATCTACGGGGTGACCACGACGCCGACGCCTGCGGTGGCACCACCACCCAGGGCGATGCCAGCGAACGCGCCGGGCCTCACGTCGGCACCCCAGATGCGAACCCGCCACCGCGGCGGCTTCGGGGCCGACCTCAGCTGCTCCTCCAGCTCGACCACGCGACGGCTCTCGCGCTCGGCTGTCGCTCGCCACGCCGCCAGCTCTGACCGGACCGACCCGAGCGCACCGGTCAGCGCCTCGGCTTCGGCGGTGCGCCGCTCCACCGTGGCCATCAGGGTCTCCACCAGCGGCGGGTACAGCGCTAGACTATCAGCGGCCGATTGCGCCACGGCCACCAGCGCCGCCAGCGTATCGGCCTCCGCGGCGAGGCTGTCAGCAGCCCGACGGGCACGATCAGCCCGGCGTTCCGCCTCGACTGCGGCGACCGAGTCCGCCCGCGCCACCAGCGCCAGCGAGTCGATCACCGCGCGATGCTGGTCCCGCGCCGCACCCAGCAGCGAATCCGTCCGCGCCTGCCACGCCTGGCGTTCCGCGTCGCCGGTCGTGGCCCCTCGGTGGCCGATGATCCAGCCCACGCCGAACAGCAACGCCGCCGCCACCAGTCCGGCCACGAGCCACTTCCACGACGCGCTCACGACGGTGCCAGCACGGTCAGCACCGTGACCTCGTAGACGTTCGGGCCGTCGATGATGGCCCAGACGCGCTGCAATCCCGCACACGCCGGAATCGTCACGGCCTCGCCCAGGATGCCCTCATACTCACCCGGTGTACTGGTGGCGGTCATCGTCACGGTGGTGTCGGCAATCGGGGTGCCGTCGAGATCGCCCTCGACCGGGGCCGTGCTACTCAGTGACAGCGTGATCGACAGGCCGGTAATCCTTACGCGGCTCACCGGATGCACCACCAGCACCGTGGCACGGTAGCCACGCGGCGGGCTGATGCTGCCCCGGCTCACATTGATGCAGCTCATTCGGGTATCCTCACTCGGTAGATGGGGCCGTGCGTCACCGTGGTGTCAGTGGCCGCGCCCTGATGGACACGCACCCGGTAGAAGTCGGTGCTCGTGGTGGTGACCAGGGGGATGATCTGACTGGTGCGCGACAACGTGGCGGCGTGGCCGGTGATCTCCACCGCACCACCACTGGCGACCAGCACCCGCGCCCCGATGGGGGTGTAGTCGAGGGTCGCGGCGGTGCCGGTGACCGTGATCGCTGCCGGGTCCGCCGAGAGCACTCGGGTTCGGGTCAGCACCGCGGAGGAACCCGACACGGTCACCGCACCGGATGCGGCGGTCAGGCCGTAGCCGGTGGCGAGGGTGGCGCTCTGGCCGGCAACCTCGATGCTGCCGGGGCTGGCGGCGAGGAGCCGATCGACCCGGAGGCCCGCCGCGGTGCCGGTGACTGTTGCGGTGCCGGGATCGGCGGCGAGCGTGTATTGGCCGACCGGCGTGTAGAGCAGGGTGGCGGCGTGGCCGGTGATCGTGGTGGTGCCGCTGAGCGCCGCGAGGACGCGCCCCACACCGAGGTCGGCGGCGGTCCCGGCAATCGTGAGACTGCCACTCTCGGCGACCAGGCCATAGCCCCGCGCGAAGTCGACCGCCTCACCCGTGACCGCGACCGTTCCACTGCTGGCGACCAACACGCGACCAATGGCGAGTGACGCGGCGGTGCCGGTGCTGGTGATCGCGCCAGTGTCTGCCCCGAGAATGCGCGACCGGGTGAGGGCCGCACTCTGGCCCGTGACCGTCGCGGTGCCGCTGTCCGCCGCGAGGCCGTAGCCCCGCGCAAACGTCGCCGCCGTGCCGGTGATTGTGACCGTGCCGGTGTCGGCGCCGAGCACCCGCCCGGTCAGCAGGGCCGCGGGCTGTCCGGTGACCGCAATGACCCCGCCACCAGCCGCCACCACATAGCCGCGCGGGAACGTGGCCGGTGACGCAGCGATCGTGATCGCGCCGGGATCGGCAGGGAGGACCCGGCCCACGGTGAGCGCCGCCGTGGGACTCGCGATCGCGACCGTACCAGCGGTGGCCGCCAGCACCAACCCGCGGAGCAGGCTGGCCGCTGTGCCCGCGACTTCGACCGCACCGGACGCGGCGGCGAGTTCGTACCCCTCCTCCGGCAGCACGTTGACGCCGGCCACGTAGAGCGTGCTCGGGGCCTCGCCGACGAACCCACCACAGCTGCGCAGCGTCAGTTGCACAGCCAGCGGATCGAACGATCCGTTGGTGTCGGTGTCCTCGCTGACCAGCGTGTCCCACGTGTTGCCGTCGGCACTGATGGCCACGCTGGTGGTGCCGCTGGCCTCGCTGATACGCACGAATCGGACGGCGCTCGCGGCGACGGTGTCGAGGTAGATCTGGGTGCCGAGCAGCGAGATCGAGCCCGCGCCGCCGGTCATCCGGTAGACGGCGAGATCACCGGCGTAGTCGAAGTAGCGCACGGCGTACCCGTGGCCGGTGCCGCCGAGCGAGAGCAGGTCCATCTGGCGCTGCGCGAAATCGTCGGGACTGTTCTGGTCGAGCGACCAGTCCACCACGACGGCGCTCTCGGTGAGGTCAAAGAACTGCTCGCGGCGCACATAGGCGACATCGTTGGCGCCCGCCAACACCAGCGCACCGCCGGACACGGCGACATCGTCACCGAAGACAATCTCCCACCCCTCTGGCAACTCGCTCCCGTCGAACGGCTCGACCAGCGTCTCGATTTTCGGGTTCGGCTCAGGGGGCGCGCCGGGCACAATCGCGATCAGCACCTGACACAGCCGCGTGACCGTGCCGTTGTTCGTCCACGCCAGATTGTAGGTGCCCGCCGCACCCGCGCTGTACTGCGACACCAGCACACGGCTGGTTTCTGCTCCACCGCCGCCACTGATGCCGTTGTTGGCCTCGTTGAGCAGTGTCGACTGGCCGTTGCTCGCCGAGAAGTTCCCCGAGGTCGCGTCGTGGGTCACGATCCCGAGAATGTCGCAGCCCGCTGTCGTGGTGGTGATCGCGGTTGAGATCGGCGAACTCCCCGACGTGCTCTGCCCGACCGCCTCATAGATCGCATCGTCCGCACCTGACAGCACCGGCACGCAGATGATCGAGCGGTTGCGGTCCGGTGTATCGACCCAGCTCACCGTCCACGTCGTGGTGCCGGGCGTGGGATTGCTGACGACCCAGATTTCCGCGCCATTTGATGGCCCGGTGCCGCGCGTCGCGCGGGCACCGGTCGGGAACGTGGCCGACTGCGAGCCATTCGAGATGCCGGAGACCTGAGGCACCGTGCCTGCGGCGTCCTCATTCGCCGAGAAGAACAGCAGCGCCTGCGTCCCACTCGCGACCGTGATCTCGATACTGTTCGAGGTCGCGACATAGACCGGCGTGCCGTACGTGATCGCCATCAGACCCCCATACCAAACGCCCCGCCCCGGTCAGGGCAGGGCGAGTGGCCTACAGGGGGCAGGGAACCGATCACGCCGCCGCTTGCACCGTCAGAATCGACGCGCCGAAATCCACCTTGAACGTCTCGCCATTGGCGAGTGTCACGGCCGAGGCGTAGTCCCACCACCCGATGAGCGGATCGGCCGGCGACGTGGGCGTGTCGTTGTACAGCACGGCGTAGCGGAACGGCCCGACCGCGCCCGACGCCGTCCAGGTGATATCCGTGCCGGTCACCGTGACCACGCCGCTCGATTCCGACCCGCTGTTCTGCGTATCCTCGCCGCCTGCGGTATAGCCATTCGCGGTGCTGAGGTCGGTCAGGTCCGCCTTGACCACGTCGGTCGCCGCGGTTGGTGCTTCGTTGGTGAGGAACACCTTGAGCGTGTGATCGGTCCCGATCAGATCGTGCACGCCGTTGGCCAAGTCCTCAAAGAACTGGTCGAAAAAGTTGAACGAGGCCATCAGGACTCTCCAATCAAATCGAGGGTATAGGTACCGAGCACCGCGTCGGGTGCCGCGCTGAGACAGAGGGACGAGGCCGTGCGCGTCGCCGTGACGCCACTGGGCAACGCTGAGGTGTGCCAGGGGATCAACGACGTGACCGGCGCACAGGCGGACTCACCACGCGGAAGGCGGAGCGTGCCGACCGCACTCACCGGCGACGGGTCGAGGCCACGCGCTCGCGCGACCGCGCAATCGGCGCGAGGCAGGCCCCAGCCGTTCGACGTGTCGAAGCCGGGCGTGCCGAGGTCGAGTGAGCATTCCCGGAGCAGGTCGTATACGTCATCCCACGACAGCGACGGATTGGCGCTGAACAGCAGCGCCACGATCCCCGCGACGTGCGGACTCGCCATTGAGGTGCCGGACTTCACCGCGAATCCCGTCGACGATGCGCCGCTGATCGAACTGCCGGGCGCGGTGAAATCGAGTTCCGGGCCGCGCTGCGAATAGCTGGCCCGCGCGAGCGTCGAGGTCACGGCCCCCACGCCGATCGCGTAGTCGCTCGCACCGGGAAACGATACGACGGACCCACCATCATTGCCCGCGGCCGCCACCACGACGCGCCCCGCCTGGCGCCAGGCGTAGAGCACGCCGTCGACGGCCCCGGAGTAGCTCCCGCCGATCGACATATTGGCCACGCGGGCCTGCGTGGAATCGAGCGCCCAGCGGAGCGCGGCATACTGCGCACTGGCCCAACTGACACATTTCCCCGAGAGCACGTCGAACACGTTGAGCAGCCAGACCTGCGAACCCGGTGCGACGCCGCGCGTGGTCCCCATCGTGGTGCTCGCCGTGTGCTGGCCGTGCCACTTGCAATCGCTCGACACCTGCCCGCATTCCCGCCACGTGCCGAACGCGCGACAGCCCCGGACGCGGCCTGCAAACTCGGGGTGGTTCGGATCGAAACCCGTATCCAGCACCGCGACCTCGACGCCCTGACCGGTGACGCCTTGTGCCCACGCGCCAGCAACCCGCGTGCTATCGAGGCCCCACGACGCCAGCATTGCGGACCCGTCGCCTTCGATCTCACTGCTGCGGTCGTAGTCGGCATAGTCCACCGCCAACGACGAATCGGCGCGACGAATCCGCCCCAACGAGTCGATCACCTGCCGAGCGGGCACCGTCATTGAGTCGGCCACGAACGTCAGCACATACATCTCGTAGCGGATCACGCGCAGGCCGAGGCCGGTGCCCACGTTGGCGACCAACGCCGAATCGTGCGGCGGCGTCAGCACTGCGAGGAACCCTTGCGCGGGCAACACACAGGGTAGGGCCGCCGCCAACGCCAGAGCAGGGTACGAGCCTGCCAGGGAGTGGTTGACGCGGCGGACGACCCCACCGAACAGGCGAATCACGGCGTGATCTCGAATCGCAGGAACGGCACCGCCTGGCTGGCCTCGGGATCGTAGACCGTCTCGGCGCGCGCGGCGACCGCACCGGCCTTCCGACCAGTGGCCGTCAGTCCCTCGAACGAACCGAGCACCACGACACGCTGCCCAGGTGTGAGCGTCCGGGTGATCGCCACCGTGCGGGTGACCCCGATGGGCACCGTGTCGGTGATCAGGATCGGCATATTGCCCGGCGCGATCGAGTCGCGAATCACCACGATGCAGCGGTTGTTGTTGGGCGACGCGGTGCAACCGTATTCCACATTGGTCGGGCCGAACCGCATCGTGGCCGACAACTGCTTGGTGCACGCGCTGAGGACGAACATCAGGGCCAGCACCACGAAGACCGCGCCGAACGCGATCACATTGCGAGACTGGTTCATTTTAGCGGCCCTCCCGCACGAGCTTCGCCTGCTTGCCGGCGTGGAAGAGGTACGCCAGGCCGGCGCTCAGGAGCGCGGACACGTCGGCGTTGGTGAAGGCGGTGATGTCGGTGGTTGAGAGCGCGACGCCGAGCGCAACGCTGGCCTGCGTCAAGCCGAACGCCAGCGCGGCCACCACGACCTGCTTGACCATCGCCGGCGCGTCGTCGAGGATGCTGACGAACGCCTTGAGCCTGTCGAACACGAACGTGGTGACACCGGCCACCACAATCGGGATCAGCACGGCAACCAGGTCCCAGATCATCTATCCCTCCTCAGGTATGAACCGCCGCCAATTTCCGAACGCCCATTCAACTGACAGCGTGAACCGCTGCAACCCGGCGGTGGCCGAGCGGAATTCCTCGAACGCCTTCTTGCTTTCCAGCACAGCCCACTTGTCGGTGCGGATTCCGCCTCGGTCCTCGTCTGGCACGATCAGCGAGCCGAATCGCTTGCCGAGCAGTACGCAGCCCTCGACGGCTTCTTCTGTGTTGCCCCAGTGCAGGCGGATCAGCGATCGCCCCGGCACGTCAGCGACCTCGAACGTGTCGCCGAACTTGGGCGACTTGACCCGCACACAGTCGTACACTCCGGCAGGGATCGCGCTCACGCCGGGCTTGTTGTCGCGCCAGTCGTCTTCGCAAGTGGGCCAGTACGCGACGCGCTCGCCGCGATCGTCGAACAGGACCAGGTAGCCGAACACACCGAACGGCGTGTCGCTGTGCCGGAGAAGGGCCGCCTTCATCGCGGCGCCCCGCGGTAGAGGTCGGGCGGACACGCCATCCCCAACCACTGCTGATCGGCTCGGGTGAGTCGCAGACATTCCGCACGCACCAGCACCGACGTATTGCTCTCGACTTGTCGGAGGCGACTGGCCAACGAATCGACCCGCGCATCGGTGATGTCTGCCGCGACCTCGATCTGCGTCATTCGCGCCGGGTGTTCGGCGGCCATTGATTCCACCGGGCCCAACAGCGAATAGCGGTAGACGCTGACGCCGACCCCACTGGCCAGCACCGCCGTCAGGGCCAGTTTCCAGGTCAGCGGCGAGACCACCAGCGCCAGTAGCGCGTCGCGGTCAGGCATCGGAGCGAGTGAGCATCGAGACGGCCCCTGAATACGCGAGACACCCCCGCAGCGTGACGCCAGCGGGGGTGCGAAGCGCCGACCGTGCGGATATCTGATCACCGCAATGTCGGAATCGAGCCGTCGGACAGGTATTACCCGAAGTGGGTAGGGGTTAGGAGCCAGACCCTTCCGGCAGGATCGGCACCACCATTTCAATCATTGCCTGTCGCCACGCACAGTCGAGGTCACCCAGCGACACCACCTGCCCCAGGGCCAGCAAGCCGCGGCGACGCGTGACATAGTCCGGCAACCAACTGAGATCGACCACCACCCAACTGCCCGCCCGTAGCGTGGACGTGGCGTGCCGCATCACCGGGACCGTGATGGCGGGAGAGCCCAGGGAGTACCGGCGTTGAACGTGCAGTTGCCGTAGCTGTGACAACTGCCACCCCAATTCCTCGTTCGTCAGTCCGCCGAGTGGGTCGGCGGTGCTGGTGCCGACGGCCCGAAACGCGTCGCCCTTGAGCTCCAAGACCTGACGGCCACACCGGGTGATCGAGGGTTCGTCCGTCCATTCTACGACGATCTCTCGAGACAGGAGCCCGTCGTTTTCCGCTGTCCCGGAGGTTGGGCGGTAGTCGCGTGGGTAGACGAATCGCAGCACATTCACCACGCGCTCACCGGCGTTCCAGTCCGGCGACGGTTCAGTGATGGGGTTATTGATCACCACCAACCCGAGCGGAGAGGTTGGCGGCACCTGGCTGACGGGGGAAATCCGCCCATCGGCATCCAAGGCGGGGATCCACCCGGTGGGGGCGTAGATGTACTTCTCCAACCAGTCGCGGGCATCCTCGATCGGCTCAGTCAGACGAATGCGCACCGGGTCAGTCATTGCCAGGAGGGCGGCCTCGTCGTAGCGGATGCCGGTGGGCTTCACCGTTCCGTTGGGATCGCGCGCCGAGTACAGGCCGGCATACGCGTTGCGAGCCAGCTCACCGGCCGTGATGCCCTCCACGTAGGTCGGCAAATCCTTGGTCGGTGGGCCGCGATACACCACGATGCATTCGATGTCGGCATTCTCGGCCGGCAGGACCGCATCGCCGCGGCTGTCGCCGAAGATCAAGGTGCCCACGCGGACCTTGTCACCGATCGCGCCCGCGCTCAGGAACAGGTTGTCGTAGAGAAACCCCACCACGCTGCCGTCATCTTCCTGGTACCCATTGATCCAGAGCGTGCCCGTGAGCTCGGTCCACGGATCACTGGATCCCTGCGCGCGCCAGAGCAGGGTGAGATACCGAAACTCCACGCGGTAGTGCCGGATGAGCACGCCGTTGCCTTGGTCGTGCCAGTCATCCAGTAGTGTCACGGCCCCTTGCCCCGCCTGGTACGCCGCTCGCGACACTCCGATCTGGCTGTCGGGGTTTCCCGGCGTGCTCTGCAGGTTCATACTGCGCATCGTGGGCAGGCTGTCCCCGCCTGGCGGCTGGCCGATGTGCACCCGGCCCAGCACCGGTGCCGCGGGATCAATCAAATAGGTATCCGTGCCCGCGTCGTATCCGTATCCATCCCAGACGCTATCGGGGAGCAGCGTTTTCACGCCAGTCGGGTTGAACGGCTCTCCGGGTGCCACTGGCGCAATGCCGCCGCCACCGCGGAACAACTCCACCTTGCGTTCAACTTCCCGGCTGTCGCGAAGCTCGAAGGTGAACGAGGCGTAGTCGTCCGACATTCGGGGGGCGCCGATCGGACCATCGATGATCGTAATCCACCCCGCGTCTTCATCAATGAATCGACGGAGCTTGCCGCGACGCCCCCGCAGGTTACCGAACCCCTGCTGCCCGAGTATCCGGGTGAGGAAGCCGCTGTCCTGGTCTCCGGCAACACGGGGGCGATCAATGAGGGTTACCGCCGCGGTACCGATGGTGGCAGCCCCGGTCGCGGCGTCGATGTCCTGTGCCGCATAACGCTCCGGGTGACAGAGGTACGGCCTCGGATGGGTGGGAGAGGTGCCGAAGCTCCACCGCACCGTCTCGCGGTCGTCATCGTAGATATCCAGCACTATGGCGCACGGCTCCGAGAGCTCGAACGCGAATTGATCGAGCAGCCCGTCGCTCCAGACATAGGGCGCGGTGAACTCCGCCTCGATCGCCGTCGGCTTCGCGCGCACCACGACGGTGCCACCGTGGAACTCGTGCACCACCGAGGGTTGCACCGGACCCACCCCATAGAGGCGCACCGGATCGTAGTAGTAGCCGCGGGCCACCTCCGGGAGCGTGTAGGTCTTCGGCGGCGTCGTGACGGGCGTGCCGAACGTCTCGAAGCCGGTGTCACTCTGTCCTCCGGTCGGCCACATCAGACGATCCCGATGATGTCATTGGTTGGCGGGATCACGGGCATCTGGCCCGCGTCGTCGGGGAACTGCGCCGGGAACCGTGTCGAGGGCCAGTCGAAGTTCGGGCTGGTGAGCGGCGAGCCGCCGCCGCCGCTGATGTCGTCACCCAGCACCGTGCTCACGTAATGGCCATCCTCATCGGTGAAGTTGAAGTTGTGGTATCCGCGCACCCGCCAAGCGTACCGCACCAGATGGGTGGGGAAGGGGTAACTCGGCTCGTGATTCTGCGTGCCTCCGACGAACCAATACCCCGGCGTCGGCCCCACCGGCGTGTCGCTGCACACGAAGGGGCGCGGATCCGGACCTGCCGACACATCGGTTTCGCGCCGCGCCTCCATCAGGCCCGGGCCGCCGAAGCCGCTCAGACGTTCCGTGATCGAGAGCAGGAGATCCCGATCGCAGTTGACCGAGATGTCCACGTCGGGGATGGTGGCAAAGATCGCGGGCGGAATGATGACGTAGCGCCACGGCGAGTAGCAGGTGATGTCGGCAATGGTGCGGCGGGTACGGGCACGGAAGGCCACCAGCGAGACGGAGCCGTTGCCGTAGGTGATGTCGAAGCTGAAGTCGTGGGAACCGCCGGCGCTATATCCGCTGCCGCCCCCGTCCGCCTCCTGCTCCTGCTGGTCGAAGGGGTGTAGCCCGCCCGAGGGATACGTGGCCGAGGCCGCCACCTCGATCGCGTCGCAGGCGTCCTGCGTCTCGACCCGCAGCGCAAAGCCATCGGTCTCCAGGCCAACGTGCATCCAGTACCCGGCGCTGCCGAGCCCGCGCATAATGTCAAAGGCGGGATCACTCCAGTTCTTGAAGACCGGGCGCCGCAGCAGCGAGTCGTTGTAGGGAATGCTGTCGACCCGGCCCAGCAACCACCGCCCCGTCGTCAGGTTGCGCTGGCCGTACACCACGCTCACCCGGCGGTCGGTGGTGCGGAACAATTTCTGCAGCCGGCGCAGCGGTGAGCCGGTGAGCACCGTCGGATATTCCACGGTGTAGCGATCCGACTCCTGCAGGCGCACCATTCCCGAGGTCGTGAGGTACACCGCCTGCACATCGATCTCCGGCGGGCAGACGTGCGGCCCCACGGTCGTCGGGAAGTAGTCGCTGCAACACCGCGGCGAACGTCCGGCGCCGAGGTTCTGCCAGCGATAGGTGGAGAAGAGCGGATCATACCAGTAGATCCACACCTCCGGGCTGCCGGCGCTCCCGGTCGGACGTTCGGCGATCACGAAGATGGTGCCGGTTTCGGTGAACGCCGCATCCACTTCGTCGATCGCCTCGTCGCCCGTGGCCGTGGTGAGCAGCACCGGATCGAGCCAGGCGGTGTTGTCGGCGTTCTGCCGCGCCAGCAACACCTGGTTCCCGTCGACCGTCACCCGCCAGACGTGCGACTCCAGCCCGTCGCTCACGTCATCCAGCGCGACTGGTCCCGTTGTGGTGGCGGTCCGGAAGTCCCACGACACGGCATCCGTCCGTCGCACGGTCGAGGTGTGGTCGAGCTGGTGGCCGGGTGATTCGAACTCGGCGCGCCACTCCCGGTTGCCCGGCTGGGGCGGCGGCGGATCCGGCTCGCGCAACCGGAACGCACCAAGGACCATCGCCCAGTCCTGGGAACCGACGATCGCGCCGTCCCACGTCTCGCTGGCGGTGAAGACGTGACGGTATTGGCCCCACAGCGTGGTGTTGTTGGCGCTGTTACCGCCATTCGCAGACTGCTTCACTCGATCGGTGGTGAAGGAGCCGTCGAGGGTGAGCGTCTGGTTGCCGGCCTGGTGTGCACCGGCCCCGATCCACGTGCACTCCTCATCGGCCGGCAGGGTCAGCGTCACGCTGATGGCCGGCGCCGATGGGAAGCTGGTCTTGCCGTGCGCCCCGGCGGCGCCGACCACCTCAACGACATAGCCCGGGTCGAGTGCGTCGTATTCGTCGACGAACAGCATCCGCCCGGCGGTGGTATCGGCGAACGTCACCGTGACGGACTGGCCCGCGGTGATCGGCGCGGTGACGCGGGTCCACCACAGCGACACGGTCACGCCCTCGTCGTTGCCGGGGGTGTACTCCTCCTGCGACGCCTCGCCGACCTTTTCCCAGATATTGCCGGCCGTATCGACCACGGCGGTATGCCGGTTGGTCGCTCCGCTCGACGCCGTCTTGTTCTCCGTGCTCACGCGCACCACGACCACCGCGCCCTCGGCGATGTTGGCCGAGAAGGTGGCGCTGAGCGAGGTGGTCCCGCCCGATGGGTCGTTGCCGACCCCGGTACCGCGTGCGGCGACGTGTTCGAGGTAAGGCATTCAGTCTGCTCCGAAGTACGGGCGCCACGGCATCGCCGTGCCCACCCCACGCAGGGTAATCGCGACCTCGAACATCCGCGGATACTCCGTGCTGCGGGTCGGACTCCACCGGCTGCCAGGCGCCGGGGTCACCAGATACACCGGGACCGTGGTATCCGGATCCTCCAGCGGATCGGGAGTCCACAGAATCGGCTGGGCAGATTGACCCCACGCAATCAGATTCAGCGCGTGGACCAGGTCGGGTTCCTCGACCCGTAGGGTCATCTCGAGCAACGCGTCGCGCCGCACGACGTAGGACGCCGGCACACCCGCAGCGGAGTCGCGCCAGCCACCAACCGTATCGTCCGCAGGAGTCCACAGCATCACCGGCAACGCGGTGTCCCACGTTGTCGTCGATCCTTCAGGACCATAGACGAATCGCGAGCGCCGACGCATCAGTTCTGCCCCCTTCCGGTCACCCGGATCCGTGCGTTCTCACCATACCGCGTCCGCGCTTCCTGTTGGGCACCGTGAATCACCTCTTGCACCCGGGGGTTGAGCGCATCCCATCCCGGGCCCGACAACACGATGGTCACCTCCGGTCCCGGAGGCTGAATGTTCGATCCCGCGGCCGCGTTGGCGATCGCCCCTCCGGACCCTGCGGCCGCGGCGCCACCACCACCACTTCCGGCAGCCGCTTGCGCGCCGCGCCACGCCGCTGCAGCGGCCGTGTGCTTCGCGGCAGCGGCCGCATACTTCCCGGCTGCCGCGGGGTTGCCGAGTCCGAAAGCCCCGAGCGCCTTCGCGGCGTTTTCGATGGCGGCCGCGATGTTCTCCTTGACCTTGGCCTTGGCGTATTGGGCCACCCCGGCCCACCCGCCTTCTGCCCACGCCTGCGACAGATCGTGGAGGAGCGTACCACTGCCCTCGATCTCATTACGTAGCTGGTCCAAGCCCTCTTGCCAGGGAGAGACAAAACGATTGGCCGCGTCGTACTGGGCTTCGGCGATGCTGCGCATCGTGGCCGCGAACGCGGTGCCATTGACCGCCCCCGCCTGCAGCAAGGCGTTGGCGATGAACTGTTCGCGGTTGTATTCGTGCAGTGCCGCGTTGGTTTCCGTCTGGACCGTGATGGCACCAGCCGCAATACCTTGCCGCACCGCCTCCAACTGCTTCCGGGATTCGGCAACAGCCTGCTCCTGCCGAAAGGCTTCCTGTCGATCGGCCAACCCGAGCGCATCATACGTGGCCTGCTCATCGGCATACGCCTTGGCGGCCCGCTGGGCCTCCTCGATCGCGTCGATTTCCTGATGGCGTTGCTCCACGAGCGCCGTGACTTGCGCGGCCTGCTCCGGCAGCAAGTCCTTGACGGCGCGACGCAGTTCCTCTTCACGTTCGAGCTTGGTGTTCAGTACCTCGATCGCTGCAGCGCCTTGTCCCTGCGCTTCCCGGAGTCGCTTGGCGGCATCGAGCTCGACCCGTGCTTGCTCCAGTCGCTCGGCAAACCGTTCCCGCTGCCGCGCCGCGTCCTTGTCGTCCCCACCGAATCCACCGGGGTCGGGTGGATCGGCCACCTCGGCCCGCGCCTTGGCGATCTCGGCCAAGACGACGCGCTGCCCCTCGAGCTGCTTGAGGGTCCGTTCGGCAGCAGCGAGTTCGTCACGCTTGGCTTGTTCGTTCCGAGTCGCCGGCAGCGGCAACCCGCTCCGCCCGAACCGGGTTTCGATCTGATCGACTTCGGCCTTGAGCGCGTCCCGCTGCCGCTTGAGGTTCGCGATCCCTGATTCCACCGCCTGCTGTTGTGCGACGACATTGGCGTTGCTGGCCTTGCCCAGGGCGTCGCGATAGATGTCCAACGAGCGGGCCGACTCCTCGGCCGCTTTCCGGCTCTTGGCTCCCAACGCCTCGAAGGCGACGGTCAATCCGGTCACCACCAACGTGAACACGCGAAGCGGCGTGGCCATCTTGACGAGCGTGCCGAGCGAGAGCGTCGTCGCACGGATCGCCCGGTTGACCGCCATCATCGCGATCGCCAGACGACCCACCCCCACCACCACGCCCCCAACCACCAGCGCCTTGCCGAGGCTGAGCATCACGCCGACGAGCGTCCCGGTGTTGTCCGCCAACGACTCGATGACGCGGCCCAACTTGTCGGCGGCCCCGGACTGTTCGCCCATTCGCAGGATCGTCTCACCCAGCGATTCCCGCAGGCGGTTGATCTGCAGCCCGACTTGCCGCCACGGCCCGACGGTATCCGCCGCCGCCTTCGCGGCCCCGCCGTACGCCAGTTCGAGCTCACCAATGATGATGGCTTGCGCCCCGGCGATATTGCCGGCCCTTTCCATCTCCTTGATCTGCTGTTGCTGCTGTTCGGTAAAGCGGAATCCCTGGCGAGTCAATGAGTTGATCGCCTTGCTGGGGTAGTTGAGCGCGTTACCGACCTTCTCGGCCGCACTCGGCAGGTCGATTCCCAGGCGCGTCGCCATATCGAGTGCCGCCGTGCTGGCGCGCTCGAACATCTCACCCTGAATGCCCGTGTAGGTCAGCAGTCTCGTGAGTCCGCCCTGCACAGCGTCCTTGCTGAATAGGCTGACCTTCTCGAGCGCTTCGGCCTGCTTGATGAGTTGCGCGGTCGTGAAGCCTGAGGCCCCGCCCGTGCTCTTCTGGGCGGCCTCGAGTTGCGCCAGGCTGTGCCGGGCTGCCATCGCCTCACCGGCAAACTGCTTGCCCCAGCCAACCAGCTGCCGAATGGCAAACGTGCTGCCGATGATGGCGGCCAGCCGCTTGAACGATCCGGCGATGGTAGTGCCGGCCTCTTGCCCATCGTCGCGGACCTTCTTGAGCGTGCGGCTGAGCTTCAGGTATTCGCTGTCCGTCAGCTTGCCCGCCGCCCTGGCCTTGTCCATTCCGGCCAACAGCCCGGCGTTGAACTCCTTGGCGGCAAGATTCGCCTGCTTCTTGAACTCGGCAGGATCAATGGCCCCGCGGGCCACCTGCACCCGCAGGTCAGCCATCCGCTTGTCGAACGACTTGCGGAGTTCCGAGAGGAACGACTTGCTAAACCCCTTGCCACCCTCCTTGCCGGCCGAGGTCAGGGATTCCGCGAGCTGCTCTTCGGTCTTCTTGGCGGCCGCACGATCAAAGGCCGCCCGAACCCACCACATTACGCCACGTGCCATCAGTTCCACCCCGCGGCTGCACGCCACTCATTCTCGAATTCCTTGAAGGCCTTCACTTCCGCGCCGGCCGCACGCACGCTGATCGCGTGGCGTAGATCCTCGCGATGCCGTGCCCGGGTCAGGTGATGGAGGCCATACTGATAGTGGGCCCACGAGAGCGGCAGACCGTCAGGGCCACACCACGCCGGCAGGTCGCGTGCAAAGGCCGCCAGCGTGTCCATATAGTCCAGCGTCGCCGATCCCTTGGCGGGGGGCAGCACGCCTTCGTCGGGTACGTGCAGCACCAGCCAGGCGACGGCCTCGACTTCGGCGGGGTCGGTGCTGCGAAAGCGCCGTCGATACCACGGCCCACGCAACACGGATCGCAGGCACAGCAAGGCCACCCGCGCCGCTTCACGGCGGGCGGGTGGCGCGACGCCAGCCAATCGCAAGTCCTGCAACGCGTTGGCTGCGACCATCAGACGGACGCCATCCCGAAACCCGAGCGGAGGTGCCCGGTACGACACGCCCGCCCACGGAATGATCCGCGGCACGCAGAACTCGGTCAGCGCCAACAGGTTGCGGAGCTTGGGCTTCGGCGCCGAGGCGTACGCCTTGACGTACTCCTGGTGCGCGAAGCGCTCAAGCTCGACCTGCGGGACGCGGCGCAATCCCGCCATCAGCTACTGGTCCCGACGCCCTCAAGATCGATCTCGCTGGCCGCCAGTTCGGCGCCAACGGTCGCGATCTGGTGCCCGTCCGGCTTGGTCAGATCCTGGAGGAAATGGATCGTGATCGTCCGGAGCGACTTGCCGCCATCCTCGTGCCGATAGATCGGCGCGGCGCGTTCGAAGTGCACGTCCCACCCGAACAGCGAGAGCTGAAAGAGACGGGTATCCTCGGGCGTAAACGGCTGGCCATCCTTCGTCCACACGCCACCGCTCAGCGCGATCTCGACTTCCTGCTCCACGCCGTTGCTGTCGGCCTTGAGGAACAGCTGCTCGGGTACCACCCAGAGCGTGTACCGCTTCACCCGGCGCTGGCGCATATTGCCCAGCGACCCGGCACCCGTCGGCGAGAACACCGGCAGTGAGGTGGGGTTGACGAACACCCCGATCTCGGCCGTCGGCGCGGCACCCGTGACATACTTCTTCAACACGGCCGGTCCCATATTCTCCGGGATCGTGAGCGCGCTAAACTCCTCGTTCGGCTCGAAGTTGAACTCCCCTTCGGTGTTGCCGAGATGCTGGAGCGTCGTCAGCAGATCCCCAGACCCGTCCCACTGGGGGCCGTAGAACAGCGCGGCACGCCCGATGTCGTAGCTCTGGGTACCGATGTTGATCAGTTCCACCTGTCCCATTGTGTTACCCTCCTGTGTTGTACTTGCTGCGCACCGTCTCTAGATGGAAATCCAGGGCGCGGTGCACCACGCCTGGGTCCGAGGGAAATTCCAGCGTACTCGCATCCAACAACCGCAACCATCCACGTCGTGTCCCGAGCACCTGCCCGGCATCCCGGTGGCTCAGCTGTCGCACGCGCCGTTCGACCTGTGCGGCCTTGGTCGCCCCGCGAACAAACAGGTCCACTCGCAATCCCATCGGATTGAACGACTCCTCCTCGTGATCGTTGTGCACGAGGTACTGGAGGCTCGGCACCTTCACGGGTCGGCTGGCGTCCGCGGGGTAGATGTTCCCCGTGCCGCCGAGCAACCCGGTCAGCGTGGTATCCGCGTTCAGCCGTGCCAGCCACGCCGTCACCAACACATCCCACTGCATCAGCCCAATCCCTCGATCAACAACTCCTCAACCTGCGGGGCAACGGCGTCGGCCGATGGGCGAATGTACGGGTGCGGGTAGGTTCGAATCCCCCACGCGTCTGTCTTCCCCCACTCCAGCCGTGCGGCGCCGTCGTGATTGACGTGCGTGCCGCTGGCGACCATCGCGCCGCCGTGCTTCCGCTTGACCACGCGCGGCTTGATCGTGTCGACCGACCGCACCAGCGCCGACGTGTCCTCCTCGGGCGGCTGACCTTCCGCCGCGGCGGTCTGTCGGGTACCCTGGCGCAAGCGCAGCCGCCGCCGCACCTCGTCACTCAACAGATCCCCACCACGCCCCACCACAGAGAGCGCAACCGGCACGAAATCCTCTTCGAGCTCATCCGCCAGGTCGAGGCGGTCGGTCTGGACCGTCACCCTCACGACACCACCCCGTGCCACACTTCGACATTGACTTCGATGTGGTGCGGACGCACGCGGTCAGTTGTCGGCACCACCGATTCGATGCGCAGGAGCACCGGCGCCTCCGGTCCGCACGTGACCCGCAAGACATCGCGTTCCTGAGGCGCCCATTCCTCGGGCACCAAGAACCACTGACGACGTGCCCCCTGTTGCTCGCCGGGGCCGTGGTCCTGCAGCGTGCCGGACCACGCCTGATGCGGTCGACAGTTCATTCCCTCCGGGCTGGGTTGCGCGACCCACGTTTCCACCGCATCACCCAAGGCGTCACGCGTCACGGTCGCCCGGTAGAGCACCGCCTGGTGATTGCACAGATGCCCGATCACGCCCACACCGGAGCCTTCCACGCCTCAAGGGTGCGCACGGCGCCGGGAATGGAACGCATATCCCCATCCGCGAACGCGTGGATGGCGGGGCGGGAATAGCTGTAGCCCCCCATCGTTTCGCTGCTGAGGCCGGCCGAACCGATCTGCCCTGCCCACAGACCAACGAGCGCCACCACCAGCTGCTCGATATCGAACGGACCCGCATCCTCGACATACCCCCGCGTGTAGGTCACGGCGTACTCGACCCCCAAGGTCCATCGATCGGCGCGGGCCAACACACTCACGGTATCACGATGCCGCACCGTGAACCCGGTAAAGGCCACGCCTTCCTCCGTGACGTGGATCGGGTGGTCGTCAGACGCCTGCTCTGGCAACACCAGGGTGGTGGTCCCCGTCCCCCGCACGATATCGGTCCACTCCACCGGTGGGCCGAAATAGCGGTCGGTCTGTCGCGCGACGAACGCTACCGCGCGATCGCGCAGATCGCACAGAACCAGTTCTCCGATGGAGGACGGAATGGCCACACTCTGCCGAAGGCGCATCGTGGAAATCACGCGCCCCCCTGCATCATCGCCCGCAGCGCAGAGGACGACACGCCCGGCGTGTAGGGCAGACGCACGAACTCCACACCCAGCCGTTCGAGTGTCGCGTGCCCCTCCTTCAGGCGGTCCCAGTCATCGCCGTGGGTCATTACCTGAGGGCGCACGACAGCCAGCACGTCGCTGGGGTCCGTCCCATCCTGCAGGACGGCGAAATCCACGATATCCAGCGAACGAATCACCTCAAGCCGCGTCAGTTCGTCGTGAATCGGTCGCCGTCCCTTATACGCCTCGGTCCCCGAGTCGGTCACCACCCCAACCACCAGGATGTCGCCCCACTTTTTCGACTGACGGAGAACGTTGAGATGCCCCTGATGCAGCAAGTCCCACACGCCGGCGGTGTAGACCACCGACCGACGCCCCGTGGCCTTGAGGCGATGCTTCGCGCACCCAGCGCACGGACCAGGCATTCTAGACATTGGTCCACCAAATGGTGCCCGGAGCCGATTGCACCTTCCGCACTCGTTCGTCAACCGCCTGCCGCACGCCGGGCCAGCGTTCGGCGTAGTCGTGGCCAGCCAGCACGCCACCGGGTCGGAGCAGCGGACGGTAGGCGTCGATGTCGGCGCCGCACCCTGCATAGGAGTGGTCGGCATCGATGAACACGAAATCGAAGATCGGCCCGTGCGCCTCCATCAGGTGGTCGGCTGCCTCGGTGCTGGGCATCGCGACAGGAACGACGCGCCCCAGCGCGATCGCATCCTGCAGGGCCGCCTCGAACTCGGCGCGGGGATCCCGATGTGCGAGCACGTCGGCATAGAGATGCCGCTGGGCGTCGTCTTCCTGGACGCCCTGCCAGTGATCGACCGCGAACAGCACGCCATCCGCCGGCAGGGCGTCGGCCATCCGGCGCGTGCTGCGCCCGAGCCAGCATCCGACCTCGATTACGCGACGCGATTGAGCCGCACGCTCGGCCAACCACCGCAACGGCTTCTTGCCCATCCATCCGTCAGGGAGCATCGTCCCCCCACGGCTCGGCGTTCTTCGGCCCCCACGCCCAATCCCACGGGGTCACGGGCGTGCGCCAGTCCGGCCCGTACTTCGTCGTGAGGAAGCGCCGCGGATCCTCCGGGGCCAGAACCCGGCGGCCGAGGAAGGTGATCGGCTTGAGCTCGAACGCCGGGTAGCGGTAGCGGATCGGCGTCTTCTTCTGCCACGCCGCGTGATACATCCCGCGGGCATCGGTGTAGTAGCAAAAGAGGTCGACCTTGATGCCGTCACGCCGGAAGGTCAGCTGATACCCTCGGGCAGGGGTGCCGTGCACCCGCGAGACATAGAATCCGGCCCGCTCCATCGCACCCGACGGACCCAACGACAGCTGGCTGATCGGCAGGCCGAGGTCGACATCTTCGTCGTGTGCGATGAATCCGCGCTCACGTACGGCGCCCAGCAGAGTGCCATCAACCAAGAACGGCGTGGCCCCCACCGCGCCGAGGGCGTCAAGGGCTTCGAACAGCACACGCTTTGCCGTTGCCGTATTCACGCCACCACCTCCAGACCGGGGGCGTGCAGCTGCCAGCCGCGCAGGCTGATCTCGCTGAACACGTATGGTTCCTTGGCCTCGAGCGTGCCAGCGCGGTAGTTCTCCAACCACTCACCGTGGAGACGACCCGCCAGCACATCCCGATGGAACGTGCACATCGTATGACGCAGGGCGCGCCGCTCCGCCGGCTTGGCGTTCACCGACACCAGCGCCTCGGGCGCCAGGGCGGGGCGGCGGCGCGTCAGATGCGCGCGCTTGATGCGCCGAACATCCGTTGAGCTCGCCTGTTCCCACATCCCCTCATTCCCGATCTGTTGGTACGCGATCGCCTCGCGGTGCAGGATGCGGGGCGGGCGACCGTGCAACCACACCGGGCCGTGTTCGACGATCACGCCAGTGGCGTCCGTCGTGAGATGGCTCCAGATCACCGGGATGTTGTACCCACAGCCGTAGAACTTGCTGCCGGTCGCGGTAAGCTTGGCGAGGCCCGCGTGCAGGAGGGAGCGATACCCGCGCCCAAGGATGAAGTCGGCGTCGTGGAGTACCACAATCTCCGAGGTGGCGGCCTTCACGGTCGCCTGTCGGAGGTCGGCGAAGGTGAAGCCCGCCGAGAAGTCACGACCCTCAAACAGATACCGGAGCGGGATCCCGTGCGGTGCCAGGTCACGCGCCAGCTCGTCGCACGCCGCCACCGTGTCGTCGTGGCTGCGATGGTCCACCACAACCCACTCGGCGAGGCAGTCCGCGATCGGCAGGCTCGAGCGAACCAGTCGCCGCAGCGCCTCAGCCTCATTGTAGGCGTGCACCACGAATGAGACCTTCACAAGCGCCTGATCCCGTCATTGTTATCCGGAATAGGCTCTCGCCATTCCGTGCCGTAGCGGAACTCACAGAAGGCCGCAGGGTTGACGGGGGCAGGCAAGGTCAGACCCTCCCACCGCACCGTCGAGAACGGCTCGAGGGTGCGGCGATGAAACCCCTTGCCCTTGAATTGGTCGCACTGGATGTAGCTCGACCGCACCATCCGACCATCGGGCCCACCGTGCCACCCGAACAGGTCGATATTGGTCTTGTTGATCCGAGAGAGGCGGACCTTCAACCCCTGTGTCGCGTGCTTGATGTGCACGTGCAACCCCATTCGGATCATCCGGTTTGCCGCCGTAACGACTTGCGGCCAGTCCGCCGCGAAGAACCCGAGATCCGCGTCCTTGTCGTGCGGGATGATGCCCGGCGCCAGCGGCCCTTCCGGGCGACCTTCCTGCGGCAACCACGGATAGTTGGCCCACGTGGTCAGCGGGTTCCGCACGGCGCCGAGGAGCGTGCCATAATCGGCCCACCAGGGCAGCCCCATCTCGTCGAACACCTGTTGCACCACGGTCATCATCGCGATGAGGTGACCGCGGCAGCACGGCCGCAATTCCGCCAGGTAGCTGGTGGCGTCGTGGCAGCGCAGCGTCTCCGCCGTGCACGGCGTCTGCGGTTGGGGAGCGCGGGCGACCTGTTCAAGGTCCGCGCGATGACGGGCGGCCACGATCATCGGGCGTCCCGTCCCTTCTTGACCATCAGCTGCCAGTCCGGGCAGGTGCCGGGCTTGGCCTCGCTCTGCTCCACGCGACAGATCCACGCGTGGCCACCGAACGTGGTCACGTCGCCCTTGGCGTAGCTTCCCGGCGTCCAGACGCCACGGTACTCCATTCGAGGGACCGCCTTGATCGCCTCGGCGATCGCGCGTTCCACCTCACCAGGCACCGCATCAGCCACAGCCGCACGCGCCGCTGCCGTCACCTCGTCGCGACTGGCGATGCCGTCCTTGCCGTCCTTCGGCTTCGGCAGCGTGTCGAAGACCCGCCGCGCGACAAGTTCCACCATCGACTCATCCACGACTGGCGCAGGAGGCGCACACCTTGCGATTTCCGCGGCAATCATTGGGGCCACGTCATCCACCGTGACGCTGGTGCCGTCCTTGGGCACCGGGATCTCAGCGACCCGAGCGGCCACCTTATCCTCCACCATCCGCTCGACCTCGGCAGGGTCCACACTGGTGCCGTCCCGGGGGACAGGGAGAGCCGCAATCGATCGCTCCACCGCACTGTCGACCATCGCAGCGATCGCCGCGGTATCGGGAACCGGCGGCGCCTCCAGCAGGACTCCCTTGGGCGTGATGCCCTCCAGAAGCCGCGCGACATCCGGCACCTCAGCATCGCGACCCACCACCAGCCCAAGATCCTGCATCGTGCCATCCGACCGCGCGGCAATCAGGTGACCCGCGCGATCAATCGTGGCGCCCACGATGCACACCGGCGGCGCGTGCCGTGCTTCGAGCACCGCCAAGCGTTCCCGCAGCGGGGCCAGTTCACGGGCAACCAGTTCGCGAAAGAGCGGCGCCGCCTCTTCGGCAAAGGCCTCGGCAAGTTGCTCCGGTGTCACGAAACCCCCGTCGTCAACAACCGGCCCATCCTCGCGCCAAACGCACGCCTGGCACGAAACAGTCCGCGCTCCTGGTCGTCGTTATTCAGGTCACCGGAAGCCCCATCGCCGAGGCGGCTCTGTGGTGCGGCATTCCGGAACGGATCGTCGCTCGCGTCCCGCTTAGCCAACGCTGCCAGCGAATAGTTCTGCTGCTGAATCATTGGAGAGTGTCCGCCTTCCACTGGCGGCAGGTCGAGCTTCCGTCGGGCATCGTTCGGCGAGAAGATCGCGCCGCGCACCCCTTCGGTCAGCGTCTTGACCTGCGTGGCCGTATCCATTCGGAGCAGCGCTTCGATGTCGAGCTCCACCCCCAACCGCTTGCCGTTGGTGGCGGTCTTGTTCAGGCCCAAGGCCTCATCCATACACGCCTCGAACGCCTCGATATGGCTCTGCAGGCAGTCCGAGTAGTAGACCTGATTGAGCAGTTCCCCGTTCTGATACGTCGGCAACGGCCCGATCCCGATCTTGAATGGCGGGACGTGAAACGCGGAACAGATCGTTTCTGCGGACCACTTGAGATGCTCGATCATCTGGGCATCCACCGAGGTCATCCGCATCTGCTCGAACTTCATTCCGTTGCCGAGCACCGCCACCATCCCGGCGTAGTCCCCGGCATACCTGGCGTTCCACTGTTCGCGGATCTCTTCCGCCTTCTCTTTGGTAATCGCCGCCGGCGCGGTCAAAATGCCGCCCGGCTGCGAACCATTCCCGAAGAACGCCTCGGCATTCCGCTCAATCCGCAGGCCGATCGCGGCCGCATTCGCTGCGGCATACAGCGGGGACACCCCGACCAACGGATGGAACAGGCAGTTCATCCGATCGTGCACCATCTCGCTCGCCGGCACCGTGATCTCCTGGGCGGTGCCGGATAGACTGTCGGCCATCACCCGGTAGAACACCGCGCCATCCGGCGACACCAGCACCGTGACCCGCGACGGATCGAGCAGATACATCCCGGTCACGACGCGGCGACTGTCGCGCATCAACAGCGCGTAGGCGTTCCCCCACAACAGCTTACTGGTGACCCACTGCTCCTTGAACTGGATGTGGGTCTGAAAATGATTCGGCTTCCGGAGGACCGGCGAGAAGGCCGGGGACTCTACTTCCGTCCACAGTCGGTCGCGTTCCTCCACCAGCTTGCAGCGCAGCTTGCCCACGTCCGAGGCGATCAACGTCACGCACGCATAAACCGCGTGGTGCGCCAGCACCGTGTCGGGACGCAGTTCCCGGTTCCGCTGCCAGTCCCCAGTATTGGCCTCACGGATCACGACAGGAGTCCAGCCACGGCCATCCGTGACTGGACTCAAGGGCGCAGCGCGCCGAATCTCTAGCCCGAACACCTTCACGGTGAGGCAGGATCCGCCCGCATATCGCGGCGCCGGTAGACGCGCTTCGGGCGCGGGGGCTTCGGCGAATCTTCCACGACACGGACGGCACGGCCGAGGCGCACCAGCACCTCAGCGCACCGATCGTCCATCTGCTCGACGCGACCGTTCGCGTGTCGTACGGTGACCTGCATCGCCTCTCCATCCGCGGGGGTGCCGAGCACCCCCGCGGGCACGGGGATTACTCGATCTCACCCCACAGCACTTCGTTGAGCACCTGCACGGCCTCATCGCGACGCTTGTCCCAGTTGATCGTCCGCTCGGCGCGGAACCCAACGAGGTTGTTCTGCCAGAGCGACACGACCTGCGCCGGCACCGGCGGACTGGCCCCGCCGTCCATCGTGGGCGTGCTGGACATCTCGAGCGAGGCTTCGCGCGAGACATCGATCGCGATCCCACCCTCGTCACCCAGGTAGATGTCCTGGGCATTGAGCAGGGCAACGATCGACCCCGCCGACGTAGTGGGCACCTGCTCCGACACGATCACCGGCAGGCCGAGGAGGGTGCCGCCATCCTTCCCGAGGTTCGGGAACTCAGGCTGACCAAGCGGATTGGTCATCATCCCGAGCGCCATCGCGCGGGTCGTCGGCATCACCAGCACGCCGGTCGACAGCGAGTTGTGGGCAGCAAGGAACGCCGCCACGAGGCGCTGGATGTCGTTGCGGACGTTCGCCGCGGTCGCACCGCTGGAGGTGACAGGCACCACCCCGTAGGTCACGGACGCCGGCGACGCCGCCGATCCGTTGTTCGCGGGGCGGATGAAGTCGAAGTCCAACTTGTCGACGATGGCCGCCGCCAGCTGGTCACGGATGATCACGTCGGCCGACGGCGACGAGCTGGTCAACAGCTCCTCGCTGATCACCGCGATCGTCGCGATCTTGAGCGGGTCCAGCGTCTTGCCCGCGAAGTCGAACTTGGTGATCCCCTTCGCCTGACCCTCACCAACCCAGTTGGCCGCCCCACCAGAGGTCTGCCCCACCAGGCGGGTCCGGAACGGCACGGCCCGGAGTGACGGGATGTTGCCGACGCCGAACTTCCCGAGGATCAGCTGCGGACGCAGGAACTCCACGAAATCCGCAAACACGGTGGACTCGTCGCCCACCAGCGGCTTGCCCCACGTCGCGTGGCTCGTGGTTCCCGCGGCGATCGCGGCGCGCTCGATCATCCCATCATCGGGATAGAGATCCCGCGCCACCGAGACCACGTCCCGATTGTGCTTGAAGGCGAGGCCCTTGACGCGGGCGACCTGCGCGAACCGGACACCCGCCGGCACCCGCTTCTCGTGCACCACGGCGCGTGCGACGACATCGCGGGACTTGGTGCCCTCCTCGGCGGTCTTGCCGTTGACGGGCTTGGCGGCGTCCTTCTGGATATCCGCCAACACCCGGAGATCCGCCAGCTCGGCGTCGAGCGACTTGATCTCGTCACGGAGGGTTTCGAACTCTTCGCGCTGGGCAGGATCCTTCGTGGACCCGGCTTCCGACGCTTCCTTCTGGATTTCCAGCATTCGCGCCGTCTTCGTGGTGCGCGTGGACTCATTCGCCGCGACCTGCTCGGCGAAGTCCAGGGGGGCTGCAGTCTTCATAGAGGGAACGGCCTTCTGCTTCGATGCACCCGAGACGACGGGGGCAGAAAGGCGCACCGCGCGATGCGATGCGTTCGCGTGCGACTTGACCGACGTGATGGTGGCTTCGGCATTCGCCGGGATCGTGACGGCTGAGAGCTCCAACCAGTCCCACCGGAGAAACCGACGACCCCACGACCCATCAATCTCCGAGGACTCGATCGACTGGAACCCGATCGAGAGTCCCCGCACGAGCTTCTTCTTGATGCTGGACCACGCGAGGTTCAGCAGATCCCGAAGGGGCCCAGGCTCCTCGTCGCGTTCAACCTGAATCCGAACTCGGATCCCGGAGTCCTCGACCTTGGCGTCAATGACGTGGCCGATGGGGCTGTCGTGACGGTGCTGCCAGAGGAACGGGATGGGCAGCGTGAATTCCGCGCCCTTCGGCTCCACGATGTCGTCGTAGCGATCGGTAGAGGGCGTAGTTGCGATGCCCTCGATGATGCGCTGCTCCTCATCGACGGCCTTGATCTCGAATACGGAGTACGCCCGTTGCACCATAGGCGTAACTTCCGAAATGACAGTGCGGTAGGGTATTACCCGAAGTGGGTAGGACTATGCGGCACGCCGCTCATCTTCGTCGAGCACGAAAAACAGGATACGGTACCGCTGACGCCCGACGCCATCGATGCGCCGGGAGATGTCGCGGACGTGTGCCTTTACGGTCTCAATCGAGATCCCCAGGCGTGCAGCGATCTCCCGATTGCTGTGCCCATTGGCCACATACTGGGCCACTTGCCGCTGTCGCGGCGTCAACTGGTTACAGGAAGTGGACCGCATACGCCGGCGCCTCCGCTTCTCCCGCGGCGATCGCGTCACGACAGGCCTCGGCCGCCAGGATCGCGGCCATCGCGAGGTCGATCTTGTGCGGGCTGTCGGGGCGTTCCTTCCGCAGAATCCACAAGGGCTGTTCGTCGTCATCCACCAGCTTGGTGTACTTCCGGCAGGCATTGCCCAGGTGACTGGTCAGCCGCCGATCTCCGCTGTGACGCAACTCGCCGGCCTTGATATCCGATCGGAATGCCCGAATCGCGAACCCCATTGGCTTGACGCGGGTTGTCCACCACTCCACCACCCGGGTGTCGCCGTACCGCCCGGCCCACGTCGAAATCCAGCTTTCCCACTTCGGCGGATCGCAGTACATCCGCGCCACGTGGTACCGCGAGAACATCGCATCAACGGCGGCATCCACCTCTTCAACGGGCACTTCCCACGCCTGTTCGGTCTCAGATCGCTGGGTCTTCGATTGCTGCGAGGCAGGCTTCTCCCATAGGCCGACAACCCACTGGAACCGGGTAGCGCACTCGGTCGCCACCAACGCGGTAGAGTCATCGAACCGGGAACCATCGAACCCCAGGGTGATCACTGTCCCTTCGGGTACCGTGTGCGTGGGATCCGCCAGGGGTTCCCACTGCAGCACATCAAACGCCCGCTCACTCGCCTGCACCCGGCGGTTGAGCCACACCCGTTCGGCATAGGCCCGGTCCCCGTGATCGCCACGGAACATCGCCGCGACGGCATCCACGTCCGTCCATTGGCCAATGTACGGGCCAGACGCCTCGAGGATCGCATCGCGCAACCCGTCGTCGGAATCGAGATCGTGGTGGGTACCCGCCTCGCGATGAAAAAAGAAGAACCGCGGCTCTTTTGCCGGCGGATCGGCCAAGAGCTTGAGCGCGTAGTCCATCGTGTCCTCACCAACCGAACCGCCACCTGGCTCCGGTGCGGTGGTGGTTTCCAGCGCCCACGGTTCCGCCATCGGGCGCTTGGCGAGGTTGTTCATCGACACCTGCCACGCCCGACGCAACGAGGGCAGCGTCCAACGGTGCGTTTCGTCCGCGTGCACGAATGTGGTCCGGGCACCGTCGCGAGCGTTTGGCGAACCCGCCACCGCCTCACATTTTCCCCGCCCGTCCTTCCGCAGCACCCGTTCGAGTCCGATATCGAAGTCGTTCCCGATCGCGCACTCCTCGAGAATCCGTCGCAGGGCCCCGTAGGCCAGCTCTTCGGTCTGCTCCTCGGTATAGGCCATCATCGGGATGTAGGGATCCACGACGCCTCGCCCCACCGGATTGCCCCGCGCGTCAAACCCGTCACACCGCACCGGTCCGTCGGGGTGGAGCTCGCCGATTCCCACCCAAGCCGCCTTCTCGGTCTTGGCGCTGCCCTTCCGCAACGACAAACCGCACCGCTGGAACCGGCGCTTACCCGCCAGCGGATTGGCGTGCTTGGTGGTACGTCCCCCCTTTGTTCCGATCGCGAACTGGGGGTGAACCTCGTACATCCGATAGATCCACGCGCGCTCTTCCGGGTTGAGCGTGATCGGCTTGCCCAGGAGATCCCCAGGGCCGTAGCACAGATGCGCCTCAATGAAGTCGCAGACCTGCGGCCCCAAGGTTGGCCATCGCTCCCCGATGTCCGGGGGATACATCACGATCGTCAATCAGCCCGGCCCGATCACCACGAGATCGATTCCACTGGACACCACGACCACCGGAACCCCGATCTTGCTGGACGCCTCCGCCCGCAACCGCTCAACACACTCCTCGGTCGCCACGCCGTGCAACCGCAGCATCAGCACGTCGCTCGGTCCCACCTTCACGACTTGCACCACAGTACCACCCCCCTGGGATCAGGACACCATTTTCAGCACATCGCGAGGATCTTGGTCGGCCACCGCGTCCAACTTCTTCGCCGTCCGACGCTTGGTGGTTCGCTCAACTGCCCGCTCCCCCTTGTCGACCTCCCACTGCAGCCGACGCCTGGCGATCGGCGACCCACCGAATTCCACCATCAGCTTGTGGAACGACTCCAGCCCGCGGTAGAAATCCCGATCCTCTCGGGAGGTCCACGCCCGGTGCAGCGCCTCGGCCGCCAAGTAGAGCCCGCCCACCTGGTCTGACTCCATCACCTCGGCGGCCATCGGCGACCGCCAGAACGACTTCCACCACACCGCGACCCGGGGGTGCCACTTCTCCGCCGGCGAATCCCGCTTCGGAAGTGGCGGTACTTTCCGCCGGCGAGACTCTGCCTCCGACGGCAGCATCGCCGCCGTCACCGTGCGGTTCGTGCGCTGGCGCAAATGGGCCGGTTTCGGCGGCGGACCTCGCATCACATCACCTCACGAATACCGGAAACCCGGAATGTTGAAAACCCGTAGCCACAGAAATCCTCA